TAAGTCTGAAGGAATTAAAGTAGAATACGTCGACCCAGCATACATGGTTTACTCGTATTCAGAATCGCCATATTTCGAAGACATATATTATGTTGGTGAAGTTAAATGGGTTCCTTTAAACGAACTTAAAAAGCAATTTCCAAACCTCAGCAATGAGGAGATGGAAAAAATTGCAAAGCAAGGTACACAAAATTACGCGGGCACTTATGACCAATCAATGTCAAACATTGACGCTCGCGATTCAAATACAGTGCAGATACTTTACTTTAACTACAAAACCTATGCTAACGAGGTTTATAAGATTAAAGAAAGTGCGACTGGCCTCGAAAGAGCGATTGAAAGAGATGACACGTTTGAACCACCAGCAGATGCCGAAGGATTCAGCAAAGTATCTCGATCTTTAGAGGTGCTTTATGAAGGTGTATTGGTACTTGGTACTGATATACTATTAAAGTGGGAATTGGCTAAAAACATGATGCGCCCCAAGAGCGACCATACTAAAGTTAAGATGAACTATAGTATTGTGGCACCGCGAATGTACAAAGGGCGTATTGAGTCATTGGTTAGCCGTTGTACCGGGTTTGCTGATATGGTTCAGCTTACGCATTTAAAACTACAGCAGGTAATGTCTAAGATGATGCCTGATGGGGTTTACATGGATGCAGACGGCCTTGCTGAAATTGACTTAGGTAATGGCACAAACTATAACCCGCAAGAAGCGCTGAACATGTTCTTCCAGACGGGTTCTGTTATTGGGCGATCATTCACCCAAGAAGGCGATATGAACCCAGGCAAAGTGCCTATTCAGCCTTTGCAAACAGGCGCGGGTGGTCAAAAGCTGCAAACGCTTATCCAGACATACAACTATTACTTGCAAATGATCCGCGATGTAACGGGTCTTAGTGAAGCGCGTGACGGTTCAACGCCTGATGCAAGAGCATTAGTAGGTGTTCAAAAGCTTGCTGCGGCAAATTCAAATACGGCTACACGACATATATTAGACGCAGGTCTGTTCTTAACAGCCGAAACCGCGGAATGTTTATCACTGCGTATATCCGATGTTTTAGAATACAGCCCGTCTAAAGACGCGTTAATCCAAAAGATTGGTGGTTACAATGTAGCTACGCTAGAAGAGATTGCTGAACTGCATCTATATGACTTTGGAATTGTATTGCAGTTATCGCCAGACGATGAGGAAAAAGGGATGTTGGAAAACAATATTCAAACAGCATTGTCAGCAGGATTGATTGACCTTGAGGACGCTATTGATATTCGCGAGGTTAAAAACCTTAAATTAGCAAACCAATTGCTGAAGGTTCGTCGCAAAAAGAAATTAGAACGCGACCAAGCAATTCAACAGCAAAATATTGAGGCACAAGCGCAAGCACAAGCACAAGCGCAACAAATGGCGGCACAAACCGAAATGCAAAAAGAGCAAGCGGTTATGCAAAGCAAGGCGCAGCTTGAACAGCTGAAAGGCCAAATGGAAATGCAGAAAATGCAGCAGGAAGTTGCAGCCAAAAAAGAACTTATGGCGCTGGAATTCCAATACAATATGCAGCTTAAGGGTATTGAAGTCGACGGTCAAAAAGCTAAAGAAGCAGCAAAAGAAGATCGTAAAGACGAAAGAACAAAAATGCAAGCGTCGCAACAAAGCGAACTTATTGAGCAAAGACAAAAGCAAACCCCGCCAAAAAACTTTGAATCGTCAGGCAATGACATCATGGGCGGTGGATTCGGTTTAGGTACGTTTGAACCTAAGTAATAATAAGAATAACAATTATATAGTATTTTATCATGGCTGAAGAAATTCAAGAAGAAATTCAACAAGAAGAAGGTGCTCCGGTGCATGCTTCTTTTGAAGATGGTACAATTAAAGTAGATTTAAGAACTGATGCCGTTCAAGAGCGAGAAACAGAGGCGGTGGATGTGGGCGAACAACCCGCAGCTAGCGAAGGAATGGACGAAGAAGTACGGGAGCAGCCCGAGCAAGTTGTCGAGCAGCCCGTTCAAAATGAAGAGCCCGTTCAAAATAAAGAGCCCGTTCTACAAGAAGTAACAGACGAAGAAGTCGAGGTTGCGGCAAACCAACTTGACGAACAGGTTGCTGAAGCAGTTTTAGAACAGGAAAAAACTGGCGTTGAATTACCGGAAAACATTCAAAAGGTTGTAGACTTTATGAATGAAACGGGTGGAACGCTTGAAGACTATGTTCGTTTGAATATAGATTATAGCGCTCTTAACGAAGATCAGCTTCTACGAGAATATTACCAAACTACAAACCCACATTTAGACCCGGAAGATATTGACTTCATGCTTGAAGATAAATTTTCTTACGATGAAGACCTTGATGATGAGCGAGAAGTGCGCCGCAAAAAAGTAGAGCGCAAACAAGCGTTGGCAAATGCTAAAAATCATCTAGACGGTCTTAAGTCTAAATATTACGAAGAGATCAAGATGGGGTCTAAACTCACCCCTGATCAACAAAAAGCGGTTGAATTTTTTAACCGTTATAATAAAGAAAACGAAGAAGCAACTAAAATTGCTGAACGACAAGCCAGCAGATTTAAGTCTGAAAGCGAAAAAGTTTTTGGTGAAGGTTTCGAGGGATTCGATTACCAGGTAGGCGAAAAGAAGTACCGCTTTAAGGTTAATAATGCGGCTGAGGTTAAACAAACCCAAGGTGACATTAATAATTTTATCAAGAAGTTCTTGAACGAAAATAATGAAATGTCAGATGCCAAGGGTTATCACAAATCTCTGTTTACAGCGATGAATGCCGATAAAGTTGCGCAACATTTTTATGAGCAAGGCCGAGCCGACGCAATTAAAGATAGTACCGCCAAATCTAAGAATGTAGATATGGACCCGAGAGGGGTGCATACAAAAGCTGCAGCTCAGAACGGTTGGACAGTTCGCGTACTTGACGACGGCGCTAGTTCTTCTAAGTTGAGAGTTAGAATGAAAAAATAATAATCCATTTAAAACTAATTAAAAAATGGCTGGATCTTTTGCTTCAAGTGGCGCATTTGGTGCACACTTGACTCCTGCTCCCGTAAAATCATTGTGGAGCGGAAACTATTTGAACTTTGCTGACCCTAACTTTGCACAGTGGTCTCAGCAATTCCTACCTGAAGTATACGAAAAAGAAATCGAGCGTTACGGTAACCGTACTGTTTCTGGTTTCTTGCGTATGGTTGGTGCTGAAATGCCAATGGCTTCTGATCAAATCATTTGGTCTGAACAAGGTCGTTTGCACATCGCTTATGACGATGTAGTTGTTGCTTCTACAAGCACTCTTACCATGTCTTCTGCGGATCACTTGATTCACGAGGGTATGACTATCGTTATTGCTGACTCAACTAACTTAGTTGAAAAAGCTTACGTATCTGGCGTAAACGGCGTTACTGTAACTGTTGAAGTTTACAACAGCTCTAACAAATTGATGGCGTCAACCGGTACTGTAAAAGTATTCGTGTACGGATCTGAATACGCTAAAGGTTCTCAAAATGCTGGGGTATCTAAAGATGCTTCTTTCACTACTTTCACTAACAAGCCAATCATCTTGCGCGACAAATACAGCGTAAACGGTTCTGACACTGCTCAGATCGGTTGGGTTGAAGTAACTTCTGAAGCTGGTACTTCAGGTTACTTGTGGTACTTGAAAGGTGAGCACGAGTCTCGTCTACGTTTTGAAGACTACTTGGAAATGTCAATGATTGAAGCAGAACTTGCTGAAGACGCAACAATGACTGTTGGCGGTTCTGAAGGTTTGTTTGCTGCTATTGAGTCTCGCGGTTTGGTTTACAACGACCAAGTATTTGGTACTGGTGGTTTGACTGACTTCGATACTATCTTGGCTGAACTTGACAAGCAAGGTGCTATTGAGGAGAACATGATGTTCTTGGATCGCGCAACTTCTTTGGGTGTTGACAACATGTTGGCTGCTCAGAACTCTTACGGTGCTGGTGGTACTTCTTACGGTGTGTTTAACAATTCTGAGGACATGGCGTTGAACCTAGGATTCTCTGGATTCCGTCGTGGTTCTTACGACTTCTACAAAACAGACTGGAAATACTTGAACGACTCAACTACTCGTGGTTTGATTAGCGACGTTGAAGGTGTTATCGTTCCTGCTGGTACTTCTACTGTTTACGATCAAACACTCGGTAAAAACATTGCACGCCCATTCTTGCACGTACGTTACCGTGCTTCAGAAGCTGACGATCGTCGCATGAAGTCTTGGGTTACTGGTTCTGTTGGTGGCAACTACACTAGTGACGAAGATGCAATGAATGTTCACTTCTTGTCTGAGCGTTTGCTTTGTGTACAAGGTGCGAACAACTTTGTATTGTTGAAAAAATCTGTTACTCCTTAATCGGGAATAGATAAATAATATCACCCTCGGCTTAGGCTGGGGGTGATTATTTTCTTTTTATTTAATTTTATTATATCATGGCAGAAGCTAAAACAAAAAAAGCTGCAGCAACTAAAGCTGCGCCAAAAGCTACGGTTGTAGAAACACCCGTTGCTGAAACTAAAAAACAACCAGTCGATAATTGGGTACACAAGGATCGACTATACGAATTAACTAGTAAGCGAAAGCCGCTTGTGTTTACTATTCCATCTAAACATAGCGCTGAAAAGCCGTTATTGTGGTTTGATGAAGAAAAGGGATACAATCGTGAAATTCGCTACGCTACCAACCAACGTTCTTGCTTTGTTGATGAGCAAGACGGTAACGCAACATTAGGACGCATTGTTTTTAGAGACGGCGTCTTGCGAGTGCCTAAAGAAAACGTAGTGCTACAGAAGCTGCTTTCTTTGTACCACCCATTTACTAAAAAGGGTATTATTGAAGAATATGCTCCAGAGCAAATTGCTACAAACGACATTGACTATATTGAAATGGAACTTGAAGCAATGACGCTTGCTCGCGATCTAGACATTGAAGAACTAGAAGCTATCTTGCGTGCAGAAATTGGTTCTGAGGTATCTAAGATGTCTTCTAAGGAACTTAAACGCGATGCCTTACTGTTTGCACGTTCT